GACACAGCAGAGCTATCTTTATTATCTAAAGATGTGGTATCGAAGCAGGATGGGTGGTGTGCCGTTGTTATGGGCTAAGCTTGAAGACATACAGACACCCATGTGTCAACGTGTTTATGAAGAACACGCTGCTCACAGTGTTAGTTTGGCTAACCATAGCTTGGCTGTCTATCGTTTGTTGTTTAACTATGCCATTAGGCAGGGCTACACCAACTACAATCCATTCAGTAAGGTGCAGAGAAGGATTGAGAAGGCACGTAAAACTGTTTGGACAAAGGAAGATGTCAAAGCATTCCTTGATGTGGCTTACAGCAATTTTAAATGGCGTAATGTAGGACTCATTGTGCAGATGGCATACGAATGGGGACAGCGTATGGGAGACATGCGTATGTTGAAGTGGGAAAACTACAACACAGAGACAGGTGTTCTAACCCTTGAGCAGAGCAAGCGTAGAGCACGTATCACTTTGCCCACATCTGAAGGGCTGCAAGCAATGCTTAAGCAACAACACGAAGAGTATGGATGGCAACAATATGTTGCACCTAGTTATATGTCAGATAGAAATGGTGGGTTGGTTCCTTATTCATTAATGAACTTAGCAAGGGTTGGTGATGTAATAAAAACTGAAGCAAAGATATCTGTGGATATAAAGCTTATGGACTTACGTAGGACGGCAGTGACTGAGATGATTGAGGCAGAAGTACCACTGCCTAACATCATGGCTATGACGGGGCATGCTACACCCCAAAGTGTTGCACCATACTTGAAGCATACGCTGAAGGGTGCTACAGTGGCAGCAAGGATGAGAGGGTTTGTATGATTGAAACTGTAATTACCTTTTTTGCATTGTGTGCAATTGGCGGGTTTGTAGGTGGTGCTGTGTTTGTAGCCATTGTAATGTTTTTGGAGAGCTTAGATGACTAGAGAAGAAATTGAAGCTGTTGTTGTAGATGAGCTTGAGTTTTTAATTAGATGGGAGCTTCAACAGGGTGATAACATTAAAGACGAAGAGTTGCTTGCTGCTTTGCAGCTTGTGCTTAAACAATATGAGGTGAAGGTATGAGTGCTTGGCTTATAGCAATGATTGGTGTGGTGTATTTGGTGGTGGCTGTAGATCTGCTGCTAAAAGGTAATACAGGATTGGGCATAGCCTTTATTGGTTATAGCTTAGGTAATGTTGGGCTTTATCTAGCAGCAAAGGTACAAACATGAACAACCCACAAGCATTTCCACAACCTATAAACCCAGCAGAGCAAGGTCGTGGCATGAGTCTGCGTGACTACTTTGCGGCGAAGGCTATGCAAGCAGTTTTAACCAATCACAAACTGGAAGACTGCGATGATGATGTTGTAGCCAAGAACTGTTATCAAATGGCAGACTTCATGCTGAAAGCGAGGGAAACATGACACAAGGAAAAGAGGTTATGTACAAAACACTTGATGGGCAGTCCGTCAAATTTAGTGTGGAAGGAAAATACAAATTCCAAATAACGCCAGAACTTTCTGAGTGGCAGTGCTATTTGTTTGGCAGCAGACCCGACAGCATGGGCATTATGTATCGACCATCAAAAGGCAAAGAACCGAGTTGGTTTGTGCGCTTGATGATGCGTATCTTTTTTGATTGTATGTGGGTGAAGGATAAGAAATGACACAAGATGAAATCGACACCATGTGGCAACAGGCTATGCGTCAGTCTATTGAAGATGGTGAAATGTTTACCCGCTATCACTTTGCAAAACTGATAGCCACCAAAGAGCGTGAAGCCTTGGCACAGCCACCCCGGCCAATGCAGGAATGCCCCAACTACGAAGACTGCAAAGGCGCTTGCTTTCAGTGCGAGTATTTCAATGCAGAGACAGGCACGGTGGAATACCCACCACAGAACACAGAGCCTGTGTTTTGCGAATACTGCGGTGGTAACGATGAAAACCCACCAGATCACTGTATGGATTGTGCTAGACCACAGCGTACATGGGTTGGGCTGACAGATGAAGAATTTGATTATTTGCGAGACAACAGCTTTGGAGTCTCGCCATTGATAAGCGCAGTTGAAGCCAAACTCAAGGAAAAGAACGCATGATTTATTTTGAATACGATCAACCACATTACCTTGTGTGGCCTGTGCTTGCCGTTGGAATTGATGATGAGTTTTGGATTGGTATAGGCTGGCTGAATTTTGAAATTGGCTGGCGAAATGGTGATGGCGGCGGGGGCAATGAAGCCCAACTCAAGGAGCGCAACACATGATTGAAAGCAGGAGACAACGAAATGCCAGCGTTTGATGTATGGAGTCAAGAAAACTTAATCAAGTTTGCCAAAGAAGCCTACGTCAAGTTGCAAAAACAACAAGTTACATGGCAGGGGTTGACGGATGAGGATTGGAAAGAAATTGAAGACATGCCCGACACCTTTGACCAAGGAGTTGCATGGGCAGCAGCCAAACTCAAAAAGAAAAACAGTGCTTGAAAAAATTAAAACATTTTTTGGAAGGGTGCGTGGACAACACAGCAACAAAGAAACTATAATTGTGGAAAGTTGTGCGTGGCGTTGTCTTATTTGTGGTCAAATATTTCTGGACGAAGCAATAGCTAAAGAACATAAGGAAAAACATCTATGAAGTTTACTGATTTAGAACAACTAATAATGCAAGCATGGACTACAAAAGAAGACTTAGATCTTTTTTTATGGGCTATGATGGATAGACCAATACCTATGACAGAAGATGAACAAGCCAATTTAATTCTTGGCATCACAGCACTACACAACAGTAGGATGCATCAACTTTTTGATGCCTACTGTAACATTTTAAAGACACACGACATAACTTACAAAGGAGTAGCGTGGGAAATAAATCTTTAACATTTATTAAAACACATCAGCCTTGCCATCATTGTGGTAGTTCAGATGGGCTATCAATAAATGATGACATGTCAACCAAGTGCTTTGTATGTAATACATTCACTCCCACCACCATAGCCTCAGAGGAAACATACACAATGCTTACAGAAGAAACAGAAGTGAAGGACACATCCTTTCTTAAACAATACAGAGAAGGCATGTCAGTGTCCGTCTCTGACAGACGCATCACTAAAGCAACAATGGAAAAGTTTGGTGTTGTTAAGTGTGACAACAACTTGTACTTTCCCTATCACGATAAGGACAGTCAGCTTGTAGCTGCAAAAGTTAGAAGTACAAAAGAAAAATCTTTCTCCACTGCTGGTGCATGGGGTAAGGGTACATTGTTTGGACAGCACTTGTTCCCCATTGGTGGGCGCTATCTCACAATAGTGGAAGGGGAGTTTGATGCACTGGCTGCATATCAAATGACAGGATCTAAGTATCCTGTTGTGTCCATACGTAATGGTGCTGGCTCTGCGTTGAAAGATTGCAAGCAATATTATGAATATATTAACAGCTTTGAAAACATCATAGTATGTTTTGATGGTGATGAGCATGGAGTGAAGGCAGCTAAGGAAGTGGCTGAGCTTTTCGGTAGCAAGTGCAAGGTGTTTAAACCACTGCCTGATTACAAGGATGCATGTGATTGGCTTTCTGAAAGCAAGGAAGCTGCCTTTGTAGATAGGTGGTGGAGGGCTGAACAGTTTGTGCCAGATGGTATTGTCTCTGGCTCCACCTTATGGGATGAAATGTCTAAGCCTTTGGCTCCAGCCGATTGCTTCTATCCTTGGCAAGGACTCAACGAACTCACCTATGGTATGCGCTTTGGTGAGCTTGTCACCATCACTGCTGGTAGTGGTTTGGGTAAGAGCCAAGTGCTTAGAGAAATTGTGTGGCACATTGTGCAGAAGACAGAGGACAACATTGGCCTTATGTTCTTGGAAGAGAGCATTCGTAAGACAGGCTTATCCATCATGTCTCTTGCAGCTAATGTTCCACTACACCTACCTGACCATGAAGTGGGAGAAGAAGAACGCAAGAGAGCCTTTGACAATACATTAGGAACAGGTAGACTGTTTTTGTTTGATCACTTCGGAAGCACATCAACAGATAACATTATCAATCGTGTTCGTTACATGGCAAAAGGACTTAGTTGTAAGTACATATTCCTTGATCACGTATCCATCATTGTGTCTGCACAAGAGAGCGGTGATGAGCGTAAAGCCATTGATGAAATAATGACCAAGCTTCGTATGCTTGTACAAGAAACAAACATAGCTCTCATCATTGTCAGCCATCTTAAACGTCCCTCTGATAAGGGGCATGAGGAAGGTGCTGTCACTTCATTAGCACAGCTAAGAGGTAGTGGTTCCATTGCTCAGCTTAGTGATATGGTGGTTGGTCTTGAACGCAATGGTCAAGCAGAAGAAGAACAAGTGCGGAACATGACTAAGGTTCGTGTGCTTAAGAACAGGTTTAGTGGAACAACAGGCCCCGCTGGTAACTTGCTTTACAACAAGCACACTGGTAGGATGTTAGAATTTGTTGAGGAGGAAGGTGAAGCATTATGAAACAA